AAATGAGTTTAGAGAAATTCCAGACTGATATGATAACGATTCAAGAGGTTCGTTCCGACGAGGAAATAGACAAAGACTTAAATATGATATTAAGACAAACCGATTATACAAGAGAAGAAGCAAAAGAAAAATTGGAAAACAATGATTATGACGTGATGAAAACAATAAAGGATTATATGTTAAATGGTAAAGAATCCGAATTAAAAAAGATAAAAACACAAACAACGAGTACAAATCAAGTATTGATGAAAGAATTAAGAGTATTGATGGATGATGTGAATACGGGTTTTGAGAAAAGACAACTTGAAAAAGGCAAACAGATATCAAGAGAAAAGGAACACGAGAATCATTAAATCCTTAAAAATATATGAAAACAATATAAATGAATTCATATATTTTATTTTCATAAATGGGTCGCAGGAAAAAGGAATTATCAACCAAACAAGAACCAAAGAATGAAAAGATAACAACAGAAGTACAAGATGATAATGAGACAAATCCAAAAGTAGTAAAAAAAGCTAAAAAGAGAGGTCGCAAACCAAAAAAACCAAAAGAAGAAACAGAAATCAAAAAGAAAGCGAAGAAACGAGGGAGAAAGCCGAAGGGTGGGAAAATAATACATAAGAGTGAAATAAGCGATATTTTAAAAAAAAACAAGAAAAAAAGCATTATATTGCATTTGAAATGTAAGAGTCAAGATATTGACCCCGATGGCATTAAAATAGACGATGATATAAATGCTCAAGTTAGTAACATATTAAGGCAACAGAGAACGGGTGATATGACGGTACAGCCATTTGATTATTCTGAAAATACAATATTGAGGTCTAATTCGCTTGCGCTAGGTCAAGAGGTGGAGAATGTGAAAGAAAATATCGAGGGTGGTTCAAGGAATGAATTTTTAAATTTTCCAACTCATCAAAAAGCAAACGAAAAAATAAAGGATGATAATCAGACTAATAAAAAACAAACAGAAATATCTCCGGGGAATGTATCTATAAATAAAATAGATAACGAACAATTATGGGAACGTATGAATAGTTTAAAGAAGAAACTTCATTTTAATATTGTCGAGAAAGAGCACGCGGCATGTTTTTATTGTACATGCGAATTCAATACACCAGTAATATATATTCCGAAGCAGATAAGAAATAATAAATACGAGGTATATGGTTGTTATTGTTCCCCCGAATGTGCGGTGGGAGATTTAAAACGTGAGCGACTGGATCATTCTGTATTTTGCGAAAGATATGCGTTATTAAATAAGGTATACCGTGGTATTTTCAATTATGAGAGCAATATAAAGCCAGCGCCGAATCCATATTATACTCTGGATAAATACCGTGGTAATTTATCAATAGATGAATATCGTGCACTATTAAATTGTCAGAATATAATGTTTGTGGTGGACAAACCGATGACGAATATATTTCCCGAATTGTTTGAAGACAATAATAATATTCCATCGATGGATAAGAATAATTTGTTAAATAGGAAGAAATCGACAGTACTCAGATTGAGGAGAAATAATACGAGTAATAGTAAAAAAGATATAATCAACCGTACATTTAATTTGTAATTAGTAAACGCGATACTATAAAAATATTTCTTTTATGATAAGAACACAAAAGAAGTATTAAGAGATTAGCCTGGTTGGAATTTTGGAAGAGACTAAATATATGGAATTTTCGGTTACAACGATATATTCTTCGCCGGCATTGTAAATACTATCAATGGTGCTGGTATATTCATCTTCGCTCTTGATTAAATACTTATCTCCATTTTCACGAACACCAATTAAGGCACCTTCTTCATAAGAATCAATCCAATAATCGAGCATGAGTGGTTTATCTTCGGTAATGGATAATTTCACACATTTTTGCAAAGTTTCATCGGATGGTGCGATATATGTTTTTTTTTCATCCATAACCATGATTTCAGATTTCTCATTTCCGGAGGCTTCCTTGGAAATTTCATTGGACATTTCGTTAGACATTATACTTTAAAGCTTTATTTTTTTTTTAAGTCAATATTCTTATATATTATATTAATAAATATACTATTTAAATTAAAGTATAAAATTAATTATTGCGAATAATAATATAATGAGTGAATTCAGTATATTATCATTAAATAATTACAAATCGCATTTTGACGGAAAAAGCATTCATTTATATTCAAAAAAATACATAGAACTGATCCAAGAATTCATAATTTATGCTCAAGAGAACATTGAGATATCCGATTTACATTATTACAAATTTATAATACAAAAGGGAATAGATACGATAAAGCATATTTTCAATAATTTGTTTTTGTATACGAAGCATTTAGAATTAACAATACATCATTGTCGCAAAGTATTTGTTTATTATATTGAGTTTATTCAGCAGATAGGCGATGGTACAAATTCATTTTTTCAATTAAATTCCAAGGATGCGATATTATTCATTTATAAGAAAACGATATTTGAAATAAACAACGAATATCGTAAGAATTATAGTTTGGATGATGATGATTTGGATATCCTAAACACAATAAAGACTATACATTCAATTTTCGATGAATTATTGAAAATAATAGTAAATAGGGAAGGAGAAAAATTAAAGGGGAAGGACGATGGATTTTTTGATTCAATTACAATTATCATAAACATTATGAATAACATTATTAAATTTAAGGAAATGAAAGAAATCGACAATGAAAATTTGCATGATATTTTGAAAACTTTTCTATATTTTATACAAAATATCGTAAGATACGACATGGATACTGTGAAGTTTTTGAATATACAGTTACAGATGTCTAGAAAAATGTATAAAAAGAATATATCGCAAGAAAAAATAAAGGAAAAAATATTTGATTTGAAAAATTTCGACATAATGTTACAAGAATCACCATTAAAATTCACAAATTGGATGTATAATTAAGGGATACTGACGGTTATTTTTTTTATAATAATTTTATTTTTATTTTTCTTTTCCTTTTTAAAAGGTACATTGGAAAAAGTATTTTTAATACCAATTTTTTCATATTCTGTGTTTAAAATGTTTTTAACGAAAGAATATACATTGTTCAATATATTTACGTCGCAGTGTCCAACGATTAATACGCTTCCAGTGCGGAATATCATAAAAGACATTTGTCGGCATTGATTGAGACCAGAACCACTGCCTTTTTTGCTGCATCTTTGAGGAAATTTACTTTTTTTGCACTCTTTTGTCTCTTTTGACTCTTTTGACTCATTTGTCTCTTTTGACTCTTTTGACTCTTTTGTACCCTTTGTCTCTTTTGTCTCTTTTGACTCTTTTGTCTCTTTTGACTCTTTTGTCTCTTTAGGTTGACAACACTCACATACACCATTTTGCAAAGGTTTGTTATCGTTATAATAAAATTTACATTGAATACCAGGATATGAGCAAGGGTCATAAATTGCACTAATGTTATATTTATATTTCAAAATGTCAAATAACTTGTCGCGATTTATCTCATAATTACAAGAGAAATTGGAGTTAATGAGAATGGTATGCATGGTTTCTTTGAGATAATGTAATTTATTTTGGTCTTTGTCTTCGTCTTTGTTTTTGCTTTTTTTGTCTTTGCTTTTGCTTTTTTTGTCTTTGTTTTTGCTTTTTTTGTCTTTGTTTTTGCTTTTTTTGTCTTTGCTTTTGCTTTTTTTGTCTTTGCTTTTTTTAGTTTTGTCAAACAGAGGATTTAAAATATTTTTAAGCATAAAATCAAGTACATAAAACATAAACTTATCATCTTTTACACCTGGGATTTCCATTTTACCAGTATTGAAAATTTTAACATGTAGTTCTCTGTATTCCCCTTCGTATAATACACGCATGAGAAGTATGAAACAGTTATAAAAAGCACTGGTCTCTTTGGGTTTACGAGTAAGAATATCTTTTTTGGATATTCCAACGGTTACCTTAGCGACGTTATAAAATTTGGACTTGCGTATACTGGTGGAATTATTTTTACTTAATATGCGACATACTGCGGTGGGATTTTTTTTCAAATTTTCTTGGAAAAGGTCATATTCGGCTTTGTCATTGGAATTGATTTTCATTACTTTTTTGATAACCCCGTCTTTTGGCAAATAATATGGTACGACGGGTATTTTCCAGAAAAGAGAATCTAAATCAATGGCTCGATTTAGATGTATAATCATTGTTTTGGTCGAAATATAGATAGGGGAACAGATTGCTTTAATGGGTAATTTTTCATTTTTTCTGTCAACGTTTTCATTTTTGTCGCTTATTTTTCTATTTTTCGAGTTTTTTCTGGATTTGGAATCGCTCTCATTTTCCAAATATCGAAGATTTTTCGCAGACTTATTGTGAAGACCACCAAGCTTATCATTATCTTGTTGCGAATCATTTTTTAAGTCACTATTTGTTAACACAGAAGACAAATAATTATCTTCATTGCTTTCTTTTAACCACGCCGACCACTCATTATTTAAATCGGTTTCGTCGTCATCTTCTACTTTAGCGTTTTCGGCATTTAAAGAAAACATCAGGGTATATTAAGTCCCGTTAAATTCTTTAAGTTGATTTTTAAATTAATTTAAACAGATTTAAAGAAAAACGAATGAACAAACAAATTTTCGATTTAGGAATGGACAAATCAAATCCCGCGAAATTTAGTTATTTTGTTACCATTTTTATCTTGGTCTAAGTTATAAATGTCATCTGCGAGTTTCAATATTTTGCCTACAATTACTAAGACAAAAACTCGTAAAAATATTCGTGAAATTCATCACGAATATGAGCTGATTAGAAAATACATCGACCAAAAAAAAGACTCTCCAAATCTTTTTTTGAATAAACTAGATAACCGTTTCCGTATGTATTTCGCAAAATGTAAAACATACCATGAGAATCATGGTCTCTCATCTAATGATATTACAAAAGATGTTGAGGGAGAAGAAAAAGAAGAAGATTTGGGAATTGATGATATTCTGGCCGTGGAAGATAAAGCCCAAAATGATAAATCATCGCAAAGTTTCTTAGAGGAAATATTGCGATTCAAAAAAAATTTTTAATGTTTCATTGTTTCATTGTTTTATATAGCCCTGATATGGTTATACAAAATAATTCCACCAAAGTATTGGAATCTGCATCACTATCTATATTATAAATCATATATTGTAAATTTTTTAACCATGTTTTATTCCTTGCATATGATTTATTCTTTATTATGTAAATTATAAAGTCATTTATAAACTGTGTTTTTTCTATTTCATATTTCTTGTGAATATTGTTTATTGTTCTTTGTAAATTCTTGTCTTCCACTATCTTTTTAATGAATTTTTCCATTGTTGCCTTATCGACTGTATTTATTTTATCCGTCTCGCTGTAATTTATACTCTGAAGATGATTTATCATACTGCGTATGTCTGATTGATATAATTCTTGTATTGCGGTTAATTCTTTGGGCGTGACCCGAATTTTTTCGTTTTTGACGATCTTCTTCAAAAATTTATGTGTATCGGTCTTTGGTAGTTTACAAAACTTGAGACGTATGAATTCGTTCTGTAATGAAGTGTCTATGCGGCTTATATAATTGCATATAAGACAAAAAGCAGCATCATTGCGGTATTGTTGTATTAAGTATCGCAAGGCGTTCTGTGCATTCTTCGTCATGTAATCCACCTCGTCTAAGATTATGAATTTCTTGCCTTTGCCGAATAATGACTTCGTCGTGACAAATTGATTGATTTGATTGCGAATTACGTCTATTCCCCTGTCATCTGATGCGTTTAAATGTATGACCAAATCCTTTCTTTTCTCGCGGTGTTTGGTCTGGTATTTATCAATTATATTCATTATTGTTGTCGTTTTGCCGGTGCCTGGCGGACCATAAAATAAAATGTTTGGAAAATATTTCTTTTGTATTACATTTTTAAGTATACGGCGATTTATCGGATCTAAGACAATTTCTTTGAAATTTGAAGGACGATATTTTTCGACCCATGGTATATAATTCGACATTGAAAGAAAATCAAAATTAATGTTTAAATGATTATTTGGACTCCCCATATTCATTTAAACATTATCGTATATCATTAGTCCATATGTCCGCTACTTTTTTGAAAAAATCACCCAATATCGGTTATTTGGAACTCATTATTGGTCCCATGTTCTCGGGAAAAACTACGTCGCTCATTAATCTTGATGAAATTTATCGTACCAAACTTG